CATGTGAACTTCATCGATTTAGCAACTGACCGTGCAGGTTTTAAACTTCGTGATGCATTTGATCGTGAAGTGCTAGGCTATATGTCTGGTTGGAATTGGAATGGTTCTGCATGGGTTAGACGTACAGCATTAGACACAGGTGGATCTAAAGCTGACTCAAACGCAGGTAATGACGAATTGCTTGCAGCCAACAAATTAGACATCACTGACTTTGGTGGTTCTGATGTTGGTGGAGAGNCTGAAGTAACGTCTATTCCTCTAGCTGCAGGTGGTGGCGCAGGTGCNATCACTTCACCATTAGCNGTTATAGGCCGTATGGCTCGTTTAATGGATGCAGCAAACGTAGATACCGAAGGTAGATGGTGTATTGTTGATCCCGTCTTCAAAGAGCTACTTCTCTCAGAAGATTCAAAATTAATGAACGCTGATTTCGGTGGCGAAGGTGAAATAAGAAACGGACGTATGCCAGGTACTATTCGTGGTATGCGAGTATACGTTTCAAATAACCTTCCATACGAGTCAACAGGCCCAGGCACTTCAGCGGCTGCAGGTTCTGAGGCTGCCTACGGTGTTATGGTTGCAGGTCACGATGCAGCGGTAGCTGTAGCGGATCAAATTGCGAAAACTGAGAGCTTCCGTTCTCCAGACACATTCGCAGACATCGTCCGTGGTATGCAGCTTTATGGTCGNAAAATCTTNCGTCCNGAAGCTCTTATGACAGCGAACTACAACTTAGCCTAACAGCTTTTGGGGGCAGGGCTACTTGCCCCCTTCCTTCTTTTAAGGATCACTCATGCCCAGTACTTTTTTAACACTCTGCAATATGACGCTTAGACGGCTGAACGAAGTGGAGATTGCACAGGCCGACTTCGGATCGTGTCGAGGAGTACAGGCTTTAGTTAAAGATGCTGTTAAAGCATCGATAGCAAAAATTAATCAGACTGAGTTTGAGTGGCCCTTCAATGCTGCAGAACATACACAAGTTCTTACTGCAGGTCGGACAGAATACGATTGGCCTTCTTTTTTTAAGATTGCCGATTTTAATACATTTCAGATACAATCCAATTCTAGCCTGAATGTTGGATACAAGACACTTAAAGGTATTGAACGAGATGAGTGGTATGCAAAGCATAGGGATGATGATTATACCGCAGGATCTGCAGGTAGAAGTGTACCCGACTTTGTATTCCCATCACACGGACAGGGCTTTGGCGTAACACCTTCTCCTGATCAGGCGTACAGCGTCAGATTTAGATATTTTCTAAACTACGCAGATCTTACGCTACATAGTGATCAAACTAGAATACCTGAAGCTTTTGATAACGTCATTGTGGATGGTGCTTTGTACCACTTGTACATGTTCAAGGATAATCTCGAAGCCGCAGGTGCAGCATTCACTGCTTTTACTGCAGGGGTAAAAGACCTGCAAACTCTCTACATCAATTCATATGAGTATGTACGGGATACTAGGATTAAGTTCTAATGGCAGATGAAATCCAATCCTTTAAACTGGTAAGCTCTGGTGGACTTAACAGTAACCAAAACCACCTGTTCTTAGCAGAAGCAGCCCCAGGTGCAGCAACACGACTAGTGAATTATGAGCCAAGCTTATACGGTGGCTATCGAAGGATCGAAGGGTTTGGTTTACTAGAAGACTTAAACGTAGAGGTAGGACAAGGCAGTGCAGAGGGGGCGGTACTTTGCGTAGCGATTTACCGAAATGAACATCTAGGTAACCCTTACATTATAGCTGCCAGAAAAGACGTAGGAGCAAACACCTACAAGTTTTATAAGTTTGTATCCCAAAGCGGTTGGCAGGTAATGACTAACTCCCTATCCCTAACAAGTACGGATGGGGTTAGAACCGTTAAAAAGATACGACACGCACAGTTTGATTTTGGTGATGGATCAAAAATAGCTTTTGCAGATGGCGTAAACAACGGGATCATTTTTGATGGCACTAACTGGTATCAGTTAAACCCAAGCAATAGTGGCGGTGTCAGTAGTCCAGGTGGAACTAGAATAGGTGCAGCCCCTTCACTTGTTGAGGTCTTCGAGAACCATCTATTTTTTAGCGGAGACAGAGGACAACCTTCTTCGATCTTTCACTCAAAAGGTAGTGACCCCTACGATTTCAGTACAAATTTTGGTCAGATACTAAATCCAGGTTTTAATGTAGTTCAGATCAAGCCTTTTAGAAATGACCTATTCATTTTTGGCGGTAACAGCATCAAGAAAGCTTCCGCAGACTTAACGTCAGGACTGTTTTTAATTGATCAGGTTACNACAAACGTAGGNTGCATAGCTAGGGATAGCGTACTAGAGATTGGTGGAGATCTNATGTTCCTTGCACCAGATGGGTTTAGACCTGTTTCGGGAACATCAAGGATTGGGGACGTAGAGCTAGAAACCATATCCAAGGCAATCCAAGTATCCTTGGTAAATATGATCAAGAACTTTGATATGGACACAATCAATGGGGTTGTGATCCGTTCTAAATCTCAGGTCAGGTTTTTTGTAGGGGATAATACAACAACGGTTGCAAACTCATTTGGTATTATAGGTGGGTTAGCTAATCAGGAAAGTGGTATATCATGGGAGTTTGGGGAGCTTAACGGCATTAGAGCTTCCTGCACTACGAGCGACTATATAGGTAGAACAGAGTTTGTACTTCATGGCGATTATGATGGCAAAGTATATCAGCAAGAAAAAGGCCCAAGCTTTAATGGGCAAGACATTACCAGTGTTTACGCAACTCCATATTTAGANTTTGGAGACACTGAAGTAAGAAAGACCATGCGGAAGGTAAATACCTTCATCCGTGCAGAAGGGCCAGTAGAACTCTTTCTCTCAATGGCCTACGATTGGGGCGATTACAATACGCAACGTCCTTCGAGTTACTCTCAAGCTAGTTTAGGTGGGCCAGTAGAATATGGCGGTCTGAACATAAACTATGCAGGAGCTAACATTTTATATGGCGGTAACTCTAAACCCATAATGGTCACTGATGTTCAGGGATCAGGTTTTTCAGCTAGGGCTACGTTTGTGACGGTGGGTCAATCAGAACCCTTCTCAATCCAAGGTCTTGTTTTTGAATTTAGCGTTTCAGGAAGGCGATAATAAATGGCAGGTTATACAAGACAATCCGCACCTGATATTATCAATGGCGCAGAAGTTACTGCACCCCCGTTAATTGCAGAATTTAACCAAATTCAGAGTGCTTTTGATGGAACATCAGGACACTCACATGATGGTAGCACAGGTAATTCCCCAAAGATTAATTTACAGTCATCCGTAAGCGGATACTTGTTACCTGCTAATGGTGGTATTGGCGGTTTAAATAATATAACAGCAACTTCAAATCCAACTACAACAGACGATGTCAGTAGTGGGTATGCTCCAGGTAGTTTATGGTTAAACACTTCTACATCACGATTTTTTATATGTAGGGTGAATACGGGTTCAGCGGCTCAGTGGAGTGAGGTAGTGGGTGTCACCACAAACTCAATAACTCCTGAAACAACAAACACCGTAGACATTGGTTCAACCACCAAAAAATACAAAGACCTACACCTCGCAGGTAATACCTTACTTGGCGGCACTCTAGGCGTAACAGGTCTTAGTACCCTTGCTTCACTCAACTCAACTACCTCTACTCTAGGCTCAGTAACCGTAGGCGGTGCAGGTAATAACGGATCAATTAACGGTGTCGTAATCGGGTCTACAAACCCAACGGCTATATCAGGCACAACAGTCGCTGCCTCTAGTGGTTTCACTGGGGATCTCACTGGTAATGTGGCAGGTAATGTTACTGCCTCTTCTGGTACATCTACCTTTAACAACTTAGCAATCAACGGAACGCTAACTGGTAATCTTACTGGTGGCATCACTGGTAATGTAACAGCTACCACTGGATCATCTATTTTTAATGATGTGACCATCAACGGCACTCTGAATATGGATGCAGGTACGACAGGTACTATTACAAACCTTACTACCCCGACTAATACAAATGATGCTGCGACTAAGGGCTATGTAGATACACAAGTTACTAACTTACTGGACTCCGCACCTGCTACTCTAAACACTCTCAACGAATTAGCGGCTGCGCTAGGAGATGATGCAAATTTCTCCACTACAATTACTAACAGTATAGCAGCTAAACTACCTCTAGCAGGTGGCACTATGACAGGTGCTATCGACATGGGTAGCCAAAAGATTACGACTACTTATGCACCTCTTAATACTGTAGACCTCACTAATAAATCATATGTAGATACCCAAGACGCTCTCAAGCTAAGTCTCTCTGGCGGCACTATGTCTGGTGCAATCGCAATGGGTAATAATACTGTCAGCGGTGTTCCAAATCCAACTGCTAGTGACCATGTTTCAAATAAGGCGTATGTAGACTCAGTGGCAGGAAGTGCTTCGGCTGCAGCATCTTCTGCTACTGCAAGTGCAAACAGTGCGGCTGCAGCCCTTACCTCAGAACAAAATGCTGCTACTAGTGCTACTACGGCACAGTCTGCAATCACTGCATCACAGAACTTTTTAGATACATATTTTGTGTCGGCTACCGCACCCTCTGGCTCAAATTTATCCATAGGAGATTTATGGTTCGATACAGCCTCAAATATTATGAAAGTTTACGGATCAGGCGGTTTCCAATCAGCAGGTAGTTCAGTCAACGGTACGGCTGAAAGACAAGATTATACAGTAGGTACAAATAGTGGATCATATACAGGCTCTACAACTGTGTTCCCTGCCACATATGACCCCACTTTTGTGGACGTATTTTTAAATGGTTTGCGCTTAGACCCTTCTGATTTTACGGCAACAAATGGCACTAGCGTAACATTAGCAAGTGCGGCTGCTTCAGGTGATGTTGTTGGCATCGTAAGCTACGGCACTTTTAGTTTATCTACGCATTATACACAGGCTCAATCAGATGCCAGATATGCCCAACTCACTGGGGCTAATTTCACTGGTGATATTACCACCACTGGTAAGATGTTGTTCTCAAATGTCTACGCTCAGTTAGCAGACCTTCCATCAGCCGCAACATATCATGGCGGTTTTGTGCATGTCCACGCTACTGGCAAGGCTTATTACGCACACGCTAATGCATGGGTTCCTCTCGTTAACGAAGATGGTTCTGGTGGAGTAAAACTTGGCAGCAACTGGACGGTCACCGAAAACGGTGGAAGCCTGTATTT